AAAGAGAAAAACCTGTTCCTCCACCAAATTTTTGTACCATGGCTGCATCGTGTGCTGCTTTCATTATTCCTTCCATAGAATCCTCTAGTGGTAACACAAAACAAGCTGATAAGGTTCCTTGCTCTGTCCCGGCATTCATCAGTGTCGGAGAGTTGGGGATAAACTCTAAATTAGACATAATAGCATAAAAATCTTTTGCTGTAAGTTCAGCATCTACTGGTAACTTACCATACTCAATATCGACTTTAGAAATAGCGTCAGCTACTCTTTCGAATAATTTCGTTGAGTCTTCAACAACATCCCCTTTTTTATCTTTTAAATAATACCTATGATTTAGAATTACTTCTGCTTGGTCAGTAATTGAATGGGATGGGTTTAGTTTATCTTTTAATGTCATTTATTTCTCCTTATCTATTTTTGTCTAAAGCCACAATAAAGGCATAGACCTCGTTCTGATACCCAAAAATTCGGGTTACATACAGTTTCCTTACACATAGGATTAGGAGCTGTATCTGCCCTGTCAATTGGGTTTAATGGTTCCATCTGTAATGGGTTTAATTTAGGTTTTAGTTCTTCCGAACCTCCCTTCCTCTCATCCATCATCTGACTTCGACTTTCCGGGGTTTCTCCCGGACTTATAGCATTGAACCAATCGGTCGCACTGCCTAAATCTACAAACTTATATGCTGTATCATGGGCTGCCTGTAACGCCATTGCAATTGAGAAAAAAGCATCCCCATGACCCATTGGAGTATCAGGAGCTTTTAATTCATTACTGACGGACAGAATCTGCTGCTTTTGTCTTTCGTCTTTGATTAGTTTTAATATACCAGAATGAACGAAATTTTCAAAGACCGAAGCCATGGTATTTTTACTTTTTTGTGAGAAATGCATTCCTCTCCATCTAGAGTCTAACCCACGGTCTTCTAATTCACCTCTAGTGTTATCTATATACCCTGAAGTTAAATCAAAATTATCGGCAACTTCATTCAAATATTCTATTTGGTCTGAATAACTCCAGCCATCTAAGAAAGAATGGTGTATTTGTTCTATATCTTCTCCTCGTTTTCTAAAAATAACTAAGTGAGATGGGTGTTTTTTCTTACCAACATCAAAGCCTCCAAAAATCTGGTCTCCTGATTGCCAGTCTGTAAATTTTTTAGTCGCTGGGGCAGACCTTAAATTTTCATGTTCACACTTTGTAATATCCTCTTCATTGAAATATGACTCTGTAGCAAAGTGAGGCACTAACATAAACTCTGATGCAAAGGATTTAGGTCTAGCTTTCTGTTGCGCCAATAAATATTTCTCATCCATTATCTCGGGAGCCAACACCCTTCTTCCGGGTACTGGGTCTAGCGCTGGTAGAACCCTAGCTTTGAATCTCTCGTCATCTTGTAGTTTTGCTAATATATCTCCGGGCATCATTGGTGTTCCCACAACTATTACAGGCGCTTCCTTCAAAGGTATGAACATAGATTCTGTCATGAAGTGGTCTTCTACTTTAGTTATTTGCCCCATATTCAAGGGGTTCTCAGGGTCTCTCAAAACGTCATCAGCAATCAAAGCGCCATTCACGTGCATTCCTCGTTTGAAAGAAAACAACCCACCATGCATTATTTCCATAGGTTGATTGTTCTTATAAAATCTAGCGGAAAAGTCTGCTTTAGGATTTCGATTAATAAGTAGTTCAGGAATAATAGGATTCCTCGCAACAATTTTATTTATCTCTGCAATATGATATTTAGCCATACCATCACTATAAGAAAGATAAAGTATAGACATATCCCTAGGAGCCTTCAGCAATCTCCAAACACTAAATGCATGCCCTAATATTGTAGATTTAAAATGTCCACGAGGTAGAATACCCACATAGTTTAGCCCTTCTGCTAAACATTCTTCAACATCTTCCGCAAGTAAACTTACATGCCAAGCCTTAAAGTACTCTGGGTTGTCAAAAGAATGAGCCCATATATTTTCAATAAACTCTCTGAAAGTGCCTACTTCATATCTTTTTTGCTCAAGTAGTCCATCAGATAGCATATTAAATGCTTGTTCAACACTTACAATATCTTTAGCCATTTTAAACCTCTCGGTGTTTTTGTTCTATGGCTTTCAACTTCACACCAATTCTTTGTAAAGTGTCTTGGTCTCCAATTTCTTCAATTAAAACTGTCATGATATCTTGGACAAACTCCATATTTATCATGCCTTGTAATACTTCACGCTGTCCCTTTATACCAATATCCGCTGCTCTAACTGCATCAAGAGGTCTGTCAAAAGTTAATCCTTTCATTTCTCTACCGGCTTTGTTAGCAATATCTGTATAGGTGTCCAACTGCTCTGTTTGTAATCGAGCAAATCTTTCCCCCTCACTCTCGGCCAGCTTATTTTGTTGGTCCGATATAGCTACCGCTTTCTGTTCGCCCCAATGGTCTTTCTTAGCCCACATATAAATAGTAGGCGCAGCCACCGCGTGTTCTTCTGTGGACACCTCAGCTGCTATCTCTTTAGCGGATTTATCACCTTTTAAAAACAGCTCCATAGCATTTAGTTTTATTTCGTTTGGTATATGTTTAGGCATAATTTTTAATCTTTAAATTGGTCATAAATACTGTTTGAATCATCCATGCTATATCCAGCATCTGACACATGTTGTGAATCTATGTTTCCTCCTAATGGACTTCCATCTGAGTTTAGGAATTGAGAGAAATCCCAGTATCCTGTTTTATCTGTATGTGCTGTGTAACAACTCGGAACCTTTACCTTAGAGCCACCGGGTAATCTTATTTCATTGAATTGCATTCCTATCTCACCTCTAGTACATACCCCAGCCCAAACATGTTCTTGTTCATTAATTGGGGTATAATTTTGTCTTTTCAATAAAGTTCCTGTAGTTCTCTGTAAATTTTTTACTTGTTGGTTACTACCACATTTAGCAAACTTACACCAAACAACAGCCCCATATTCTTTTTTTACATCTTCAAGAGTAGGTAATTTCTTAGGAAATTTGTCTTTATACTCTCTTTTAGTTTCTTCCGTCTTACCCGGGAAAAACATTTGAAAACCTCTAACTACCTTGGTTAGTCCACCAGCTATACTCATACTAGAACCTCCTTTTGTTCCATAACGCTATGCATGCTGCATCAGCGTAATCTTGTTCGGGAAATTTGTCTCCCCACTTGTCTATTGCATATTCCATAATTGCATCTTTCTTTAAACTACCCTTACCTAGAATTTCTTTCTTCCATTCAGCGTGGTGTATCAAAGATGTTTCTATACCATTTAAGACTAATACTGCCCAAGTAGCTCCAATTATACTAGCTAATGAAATTAGTGACTTTCTGTTTTGTACAAAAATTGCAGCTTCTACTGCAGCATTATCTATTATATTTATTTTACTCATTTCCTTAGAAAATTCAACTACTATTTCCGGAAATCTTTCTCCAGCATTCTTTTTATCACTACCCCATTTATAAAGACCAACTAATTTTTCGTCTTTATCTACAACCGCCCCATGAATAGCTCTGCTGGATGTGTCCAGTCCTAAAAATTGTTTCACTCTAATCTCGCTTAGTTCTCAAGGTTACTACTCTACTTACAGTTCCATAAGCTTCTTTGTAAGTTTCTAATAAACCTCGTAGTCTTCTTATTTCTGCCGTTTGTTCAATAATATCTTTTTTAAGTTGCGCTAAGGCATCGAAAGAATCTAACACCTCACCTCTAATTAAGTCGTTAGTCGGACGTTTATTGCCCTTCTGCTCATGTTCTTTGCAAACAGTATAAGCCGCTTTACTATATCCTTCACTAAAAGATGCTTCCAAAGCTCCTAATACTGCCTCTATGTCAGCAATTTTTGTTTGTAGAAAGGCATTGTATCCACCATAAATAGTTAAATACTTTTCTAATTCTTTGTCAGTAGCATTAGCTAATTCTGAAAAAACCAGCTCTTCTGTCTCTGGAAGATGTGGGTCAAATATGGGTATACCTAAAGCATCCACACGCTTCGCCACTCGTCCTAAAGCCTTCATAGGAGTCCATTTAGTCTCTCGTTCTTCCATTACACGCTTCCTAAAGGAACTAGTTTACAATTACACCAAGTGTTCCCTGTGCATTTTTCAGGAGCTATAAGCGCTTCTTGTATTCTGAAACACCTGTCTAAAAGGTTATTCCATTGGTCTAAGTCCCTATCTACGATAAAGGTTTTTATCTTTTGGTCATTTTTATTCTCATATAAAACAGTGCCTTTTTCATAGCCGCCCATATTTAAATACATTTGAATTTGAGTTTGATGCTCTGGTTTAGGACCTCTTAGTTTTGAAAAACCCGCTGTATTAATTGATTTCAACTCAATGGGGGTAATCCCATAAGTATAATGTTTAATTAAGAAGTCGATACGCCCTGAAATAGGTGGGATGTCCTGCTTTACAGAAACTTCCCTATCCACTAATATGTTTAAAGCTTTCAACCATGTCTCTACACGTTCCTCTAAAAAGTTACCATTTTGGAAAATCCTTTGTAGATTAGCAGGTAGTGGTTGGTCTACCATCTTACCATGATAACATAACCAAACATATCTATCACATGGGTTGCTAATAACAGATGGATGAAACACTCCTGTCCGAGGCGCTGTCATAGTACCCCTTAAATGTTCATCAATTATTTCAGATAACCACAAATCGTTTTTTATATGGTTCTTTGGACCTATTGGCTTAATTTGTTTAATTCCAGCCATAATTTTTCCTTTACTTTTTTTAATGTTTTTTCTTTTATATGTATAATATACTCAATATCTTCTAATAATAGCAGTTCTTTATCTCTCTGCGCATCTCTTTTAGAAAGATGTCCATATATTCCGTCAGCCTCAACCACCATTTTTATCTCTGGTATGTAGAAATCTACTATGTAAGGGTGGTAGTAAACCTGCTCATCGTACCTAAGCCCAAACTCATCTAAACATTTAGCTATAATAAGTTCTTGTTCAGTAAAATCTCTAGGAGGTAAGTTCATTTTGAAGCTTTTCAAACAGTTTATCATCCTCTAAAAACTTTGCTTTTATACCATTTAGACCCATAGCCTTTATGTCCCCATATGAATACCAAGCGCCTTTTTGTATAATTAGTTTTTGGTCTACTGCATCCCGAATATAACTCTCAAGAACATCAATTCCACCTTCTACTCTGAAAGGCACAATAGCAGAGTCCCAATTTTCACCACCTGTTTTAGTTTTTCTTAGTCTGATATTCATATCAAACCCTACTTTTTTCTCGCCTTCTGTTATCCATCCTTTTCTCTGAACCTGTAGAATAGAGTGGGAAAAGAACACTTGCCCCTGACCTGCAGGCATAGCGTCTAGAGCTACTGGCCCCATACTAGCACGTACTTGGTTTATAGCAACAAAAGCTGAACCGTTTTGGAGATGTGGAAACAATCTAGGAAACGCTGTGTTTACAAACCTTGATTGCCACGCCATTGGGCTTTTGCCAAACTCTTCTTCTAATATATTTGTAGGTACAAGACCGGCTATACTGTCTAACACTATAACCTCAAAACCGTTTACCATCGCTTGTCGAACGTGTTCTAAAGCTTCTTCTCCGGTAGTTGGTTGAGACACAAGTATCTTTTGGTCGTCAACTCCACAGGTTCTCATCCAATCTCTATCATATGAAAGCTCTGTGTCTATCCAAACAGCTTTACCACCCATTTTCTGTGCATTCACAACTATTTGAGATGCTAAATAAGATTTTCCTACATTAGTTGGACCATATATAAGAGTCATTTTCTTGAATGGGATACCACCTCCAGTAAGTTTATCTAGCGCTGGTATATTAAAAGGTATTCGATTTGTTACAAAATCATTGCTGTCACCTTTTTGAAAATTTAAATGTTTATCCTTTAATAGTTTTTCTATAGCATCTTCTGCATTTTTATCCATTTTTATGTCTCCTTTGAACCGACTCAGCCCATGCAAAATATGTAGCTGCTGTTTGAATTAATTCTATAAATAACTTTGTGTCACTGTTCCCAAATATTTCTTCCGCTATGTGACCATTTTTTTCAACCGTTAGTATATTCCACCAAGAGTCATCGTGGTTCTGTTCACCCCATAGTTGGTCTTGTCTTTCCCGTTCGGCTAAAATAGCTTCTAATACCTGAGCTCTGCTAGGTATACTATTTTCCATCATCTAACATATCCTCAATTTGAGCATCTACTTTGTCTTTAAGTACATCCCAAACAACATCAGCTACTACTTTAGATTCTTCTAATTGTGCCTCTAGTGGTAACTCTGTATCAATCTGGTCTATAGTCAAATCTACTCTACCATATTGGTTTTGTTCTAATGGGCCTACTCTAAATGTAAATCCTAAGTGTGCACTAACTTTTGCCATCATCTTCTCCTTTTTTGTTTGTTGGCGCTTTCCGCCAATTTAAATCTTTCTCCTTTAGAAAAAACAACCCCGCCAGTGGGACTAACACTAATTTACTTAGGTTATCGTCTCCACCCATCCTTACTCTATGCGGATAGTTTTCTATAATTTTTTCTACAATTTCCTTTAAGGTAGCTACTTTAAAAAACAAAGACATATATTCTTCGTTTCTAACCTCTAAATTATGCCACCAATATTCAGATTCTGTTTTATATAAGCCACTCGGCTTACCATCAAACTCTATTTCTATCGCTAGGTTACCCGTGTCTTTCCACATACCCATCTCAGTTTTAACTTCAATTGGTTTATCAGCTAATATCTCAGCCAGTTTTTCTTCTCTTATTACACCGGCTTTTAGGTCGTGTGAAAAGTTTTTATTTAGTTCGTATTTTTTCTTAGTTATCATTCTTCTTTGTCATCTAATAAATTATCAACGTCAGGTCTATTATCCCAAAAACTGTTTTTATAGCTTTCATATTGGGCAATATAATTATCATAATCAGCTTTTGATATTTTGTTAGCTACTATATCAGCTCCAAATGAATAACCCTGTAGATACGGACCACAATTAAAAGTCCCTTTGTCATGCTCCTTTTGTCCTATTTCCATCCATTCTATTGAAAGGGGGTCCCTTAAGTCGTCCCATTCATTTGAATCTAAGTGTTTTTCTTTTACTACTATTGCATGTTGAAACCCTCGTATAAAATCTTTAATTACTTTTTCTCCTAAAAGCATCTCATGTTCACTATTGTAATAAACGTCCCCAAAGGTCATCTGATATTCATTTGGTCTTTCAACGTTACTCATTCTTATTCTCCTTGTCATTAAAATGCAACAGTAACATTGCATAGTGTATTATTTTTAATATATCTTTTCTAGGTGTGCCCTTTTTATCATATCTAGATGCATACTTTAGTATGTTACTTCTACAAAAAGCTGGCGCATCACCACAAGCATCGATAAAGTCTAAAGTCTGTACTTCACCTTCACTGTAATGTTCGTCGTATGTATTGTTTACATACTCAGATATTTCTTTTATTATTTGCTCTTCGTTATACTTGCCCATTGTCTTTATATACTATCAGTTTTTTAGTCCCAGTCAATCAAATCGTCAAAGGTTAGTGGTTTCAAATCTTTCTTTACCGCCCATGAGCCTTGAAATATCTCCATATCCACATCTAACGGGATATCTAAACTATTATTTTTTAACAGCTCTTTTATTTTATATGGAACACTTTCTAATTCCGAGTCGTGTATCTCACATATAATCTCATCATGTACCTGTAAGAGTAGATTACTTTTTTTACCATCTAGGTACTTATCTACTTCTAACATGCGCTCACTCAATAAGTCTGCGCTAAGACCTTGAACGAGATAATTTACACCTTTGTATCCAAAGTCTCTTTGTATTTTATATAACCGTCCATATTTACTTCTTATTTGCCCATCTAAAGCCACCTTGTTTACGGCTTTATCAAAAAAATCTTTTGAGCCTTCCATTGCAGCGAAATATTGTTTTTTATATTGACCGGCTTCTCGTGGCGAAGTATTTAATTGTTGGGAAAGCTTTGTATTGCCTATTCCATATATAGTCCCAAATGTTATTGCCTTAGCCGCCTGACGATATTCTTTGAATTTATCAGAAGACTCATCTACTTTAAAAGCTAACTTAGCAGCTTCACTGTGAAAATCCACATCATCTTTAGATAATATTTCATCTATTTTTTTATTCCGAAAGTGGTACATAAAAACTCTTACTTCCATTTGGCTGTAGTCAAACCCTACTAGTGAGTAACCCTTCCGGGGTACAAACAAGCGCCTAATTGAAATTTGAGAGGAATCTTGACTGTCATAGGATTCATCCCCCACAAAAGACCACGTTTTTAAAACATCATCGGATAACTCCGTATTCATGGAAATTCCTTTAGCGCTCACAGTGGCAGCAATCTTCCCTTTTATATTAGCCCGTTCTTCTTCAGATAAATCCCGCTCCCCCAATTTAAAATGATTTCGTGGAATGTTTTGAAGATTCGGACCTCGACTAGATAATCTCCCTGTAGCAGTGCCCCAATTACAAAAAGAGGTGTGCATCACATCAGTGTCCACGTAAGGCTCTATATAGGTAGATACGAGCTTCTCTAGAGTCCTATATTGTCTAATAAGACCAGCTAGTCTGTGGTTTATACTTACTAAGGCTGCTTCACTCCATGAATCCTTACCTTTTGGAGTCTTTACTGGAGACTCTATACCTAAAGAAGTAAACACCTCCCCAATTTGCGCTGGACTAGATACATTAAACTCTGTGTCAGCTATTCTAAATATTTCTTGTTCAACCTCTTGCAACCGTTGACTTATTGAATCTTTAGACCTTTTAGCATAATTTACATCAATAGGTATACCTCGACGTTCCATCTTATATAAAACTTTTGTGAGGTCACATTGCATATCAAAAATACGTTGTTGTTTAGTTCTTTGGACTTCTTTAGTAAATCTTTCATAAAGGTCTGCGGTCAAAGACACATCCTTTTTACAGTACTCCCCTAAAATATCAGGAGGTGCTAAAGAAAAGTCTTTGTTCCATTTATTAGAACGTAACACTTTCTTAGTATCAATATCATACTGCACTGCTTCGGGACCAACTCTCCTTTTACCTGTAGGAGTTAAGCCAAGTTCTTTTATATCTGAGTGTTCTATTAGACGTGCCATTACAATGACATCAACTAGTTTTTTAGATAAGACTTCTAATCCCTCATTGTTCAGAAAATGTAAATCAAACTTGATATTATAACCAATGTATGTTTTTACTGAACCGTTTAAAAGATTAATAAGTTGTTGTAACTTTTCAAAAGTAAGGTTTTCACCTTGATGGTGTCTGAATGGGTAATATTGCATCAAACCTAAGTGATTAGGTTCACCTACTCCTACCCCGCAAATTTGGTTGGATTTATATGGCTCCAGTCCATTTGTTTCAACATCAACCACCAAGGTCGGTGCTACCTCTAATACCGACCTCAGTGAATCAATGTCGTGTTGAAAGGAGCTATTAGTAACTACTGACAAAACGAGACTTTCTTAAAAAAGTTCGTCGTCGTCTTTGTCGTCAGTCAAACCACCTTCCGGCAAGGTAAATGTGCCGTATCTCTCAAAGAAGTAATCTTTGATTAGTGGTAGGTCATCAAGTTCAGCCATCTTGTCTTCAGGAATTACATCCTGTTTTGGAGTAGCTGTAATTGAGTAAGATGTGTCATACATCCCTTGACCAGTTCTTTTGACTCTTATGACACCTTTATTCAAAGCGCCCCAGTCACTGTAAACATCTACTAGCTGATTCCATATATAGTCACTTCTTCCGAAGCTCAAAGATATAATTCTAAAATCGTTTATATCTTCTCTATACATTTTCTTGCCAGCAGGTCCTTCAACTTCTTCCCAATCGTCATTTCGTTTTTCTGTGTGGATTACGTTATGTACGTATGCCCATACAGCAAACTTGTGTGACGGTCTATTCTCGTCAGGTATGGCGCTTGTGTCCACCCTGTCATCTTTTAGAACGTTAGTAAATCCATTCCCTACTCTTAGGGTGTATAAATAAATCTCGTCTAAAAATTTATCGTCTTCTGCTCCAGTAGCAATTGAAGACATAAACACTTGGTCCCCATCTCTAAACCAAAGCTCCCTTCCGGGCGCATTACTTGTAGAGGCAGGTTTTCTTGTCTCATCTATTCTTTTTTGTATTCGTGCTATACCACTCATGTTATCTCCTATCAAAAAATTGTTGTATTTTTTATCACCTTATGTAATGTTTCGATGTTTCTTATTTCTTGAACATCTTTATAATTTTTGGGTAATCTTAAATATGATAACAAAAATCTACTATTCATGTCAACCGTAGCTTTATCAATGCCTTTTTGACCCGCTGCGTCATTATCTAATGATAAGACTACCTCAGAAGGTCGCAAAGAACTTATGAGTTCTACTTGTTTTCGGGAGATACTTGCTCCCAAAATGGCTAAACTTGAATACCCATGTTGATTCAACCACATACAATCTAAAGCACCTTCTACTAAATAAATTTTATTTGTATCAAGTATTTGATTTATACCAAATAGTGTTTTTGCTTTCGCAAATCCTTTGGAGTACATGTATTTTGGAATAGCATTTCTTCTTCTTGCTATCCATCCCAACACTTCATTATCTATATTTTTTACAGGTATCATAAAATCTAAGTATTTATTTGTCCTGCAATCCCATCGTTCTATAGTAGATTTATTAAAACCTCTCTCATAAATCCAATGGTTACTTGGCACGTCTTCTAATCCTTCGGGTTCTTCGTATGTCTGTGGTTCTTCTTCAACAATTATTTCGTCTAAAAAGTCCCAGTTCAAATCAAGCTCTTCTTCTTGTATGTCTGCATTTATTGCATCCCAAGATTTGCCTGAATATTCTTTTATAAACCCTTTTAGCCCGCCTTGACCACAGCCAGCAAAACAAATCCATACGCCTTTTTCTAAATTTAATGCGCAAGATTCCCTTCTGTCTTCGTGGAAAGGACAGCTAATCATTACTTCTTCTGTGTTCTCTACTGAGACACCGTATTTCAAAAGGATAGAATGCCAATCAATCAATTTTATTTCCTTTTTGTGGTAGTAAGGAAAAGCACAACTTTATTTACAAACCCGTTCTCATCAACAACTCTTCTGTTCCTGATGTCTCCGACAGTAATTTTTGTTACTGGTTTGCCTCTCCCTTTGCTTTTTCCGGTAGTAACTACTATGTCATCTTCAGTAGTTCCACCTAACCATGAAAAAATTCCCATTATAGGCCTCCTATTCATATTCGACTTCAAAGTCGGATAGTTCATGTATTGTTCCATTATCTACACCCCACTGCATGTATATCCTATCATGCGCTAACTCACCATCTCGATATTTGGCAAATTGAATCAACCTTTTATCGTTATAGTCCTCGACCTTAGCCATCGCAACTGCTACATCAGCGGCTCTTATTAATGCATCCCCAAAAGCAACTTGCGCTGCTGAAGGAGGAAGAAATTCATTTGAAGCATCCCTGTTAGCTTGTGTTGATACCATGATTGGAGTATTTGTAGATATTGCTAAATTTTTCAACCCGTAAAAAATTCCATGTGATTGCTCCCATGCAGCTTTATCAGTATCCTTTGTTGTAAGTAAGTAAACACCATCAATAACAACAAATTTAGGGTTATGTTTTCTAATCAATCCTGCGATTGACTCTAATGATATTCCGGTTTGCCCAGCTATACCATCACAAACCAATAATGATTGTTTATTAGATTCTTTTAAAAACTTTATATATGATTCTATGTCCATTTCGTCCCCATGACGTATGGCTCTGTGTGAAAAGTTGTACCCTTTCATCTTAGCTAAAGCTACATCTAAACGCATAACAATCTGAGGATTAGGCATTTCAGTAGAAATTAACAAGGTTTTAAATCCATTATGTACCGCAGTTGCCGCTGCATGTACACATAACCACGTCTTACCGACTGTTGGTCTAGCAAATGCTGCAATAAGCTCACCGGGTTGCCACCCTATACCGTTTTGATTAATAAATTTGAAACTTGTGGGTATGCCCATAAGACCATCACCCATTTTTCTACGTGTTTTTCTTTCTTCCCACTCTTGTACACGCTCAGTGGTTCCTTGGTCATACGTTTTGATATCTTCATCGTACACCAAATCAACGTCTGATAAACCACTCATAATATTAGCTATAGCTTGTTTAGGGTTTTCTTTTACTAATTCTCTCTGCTGTTGCACTGTTTTAACCACAGCGCGTTGTAACACTTGGCTTTTAAACATGTCCAGTGCGTATGAGAACGTCTGTGACTTGGCTGTTGGGTCTAAGGTAGGAAAATTTTCTATAAGGACCTCTTCAGTAGGAAAATTACTGTACTTATCCAAATAATCACCAACAAATTTAAATGCGTCGCCATGCTTTGCAAAATCATTAGAATGATAATTAAATTCTTTTAATTTGTCGGCATCGTTTAAACCAAATATTATAGCCGACTCTATAAATTCATAACTAGGGCTTGCCAATCTATTCACCTATCTTTGTATATAAGACTCTATTTAATTCTGAGTATATATAATAATTTACATCAGGTGTATGTAGTTTGTCAATTTCTTCCTTTGCATCATCTAGAGAAGAATACTCTCCAAATAACCAAAAGTTTTGCGGGGTCTTGTTTTCAGCAATAACTCTAAATTGCTGCGAATCCTTCACCCTGCTCTTGGATTTCTGTATCAGTTTCCCTCGTAGCCTCTTCCTTCTCGGCATTTTCAGTCTCCAATCTTTGTAGTATTTTATTCTTTATATTTTCTCTAACTTTATATGATGAACTATAAAACTCTAAAATCCTATCTGCTAATTGTTGGAAGAAAAGAGTGTCAGGAACTTCACCAAAAACATCATAAAAATCAGCAAAAAACATTACTCGTTTGATAAATTCATGTCGAAGCTTTAAAGTAATCTCATCCATCGTAAGCCCTTTGAGTTTTAGTTCTAAAAAATATTTTTCATTATTTTCTAATTCTTGATTTTCTAACCATAAAGAAATCTCCGTTTCCTCTAAGGTGTCTACAGGATTTATAAGAGCCTGTAAAATTTTAGATGATACATGAAAATTATCACCATCATATGTTTCATCTAAACTTCTTGAGATAGGTATTCTTTGCGCTTTAGTAATTAACGTACGTATGGTGTTTACTAAAGATGTGTGTAAATATGTGTGGAACAAAACCCCCTTAGTCTCATCAAATTTCTTAGCAGATTTTACTAAGGCAATTCTCAGCTCTTGAGCTATGTCTTCACGGTCCATACCAATAATATCTGTTGTAGATAACATTTTTTGGATTTTAGGCTCCCATTGAAGGACTAATTTATCGTTTATTTCCATATTGTAATTATATTAGGTTTTTTACAGCTGTCTAGCTGTGCGAGCTTTATGGTAACAAGATAGTGAACAATAGCTGTTTTTAAAGTTTTGATTGTATTTTTGAACTATTTGACTACGTTTACGATAAAAAGGTATTCTACACGTAGCGCAGTTTATTTTTAGGTTATAATATTGAAAGTGACAACTTCCATCATGAACTAATTTTGTACTAAGTTCCCCACATATTTTACAATGCCGAGCATTTTTTAGTTTTTTAGCCCGAAGAGTTGGAACTTCGTTTTGTTTTAGTACTTTAAATACATACTGCCTAGATACCTTAAATGCCTCCCCAATCTGTTGGAGAGTATCATGTGGGTTATCATATCTATACTGTATAATTTTAAAACTCTGCGATTGACGCTTGTTCTCTTTCATACGCTTTGACTTGTGTAGTTATATTTTCTTTCCACATAGCTTTAAGAAAATCTGCGTCAACATCCCCAGAACCCATTGGTCCTTTAATATACGAAGATGCTGCTACAATTCTTGTCCATTGTGCGTCTGTAAATGATACTGTTATGTCTGGCATTATTTGTCCTCCTTTAATTTATCTATTTCTGTTTTTAATTCTTGTATACTTTTTATCAATATCGGTATAAAAGATTCATACCTCATAGAGTAGGTACCTTCTTTTCCTACAACAACATCTAAATCAGGTAAGATTTCTTTTACATCTTGTGCAATTAAACCAAGCCTTTCAGATTTGTCTTGTTTAAACGTATACTGCTTTGGTTTTAGTTGGTCTATAACATTCAAACCATATGGGTTATCTACAATATTTGTTTTATACGTCTTGTCTGATGATAACACACTACCGCCACTATAAACATCCCCACCAAATTCTCCTTTTCCTGTAACTAATAAATCTGCTGTTCCACTAGACGCAGAGCCCAAACCTGCATTAGACATATATATTCTTGCCGTTCCCCCAAACGAAAACCCTAATTGATTGGCACCGCTTCGGTACATTCCGGTGTCTGGGTCGGCTACAAAAGAAAATCCCGGAGTAGAATTGTTTCCTTCTTCACTTCTAATACCTGTTGAGTCTATTTCAACTCTAAGATTTGCACCCGCAGTATAAAAATTTATTTTATCCGAACCGGCAGTAATATATGTATTATCATCGTCTACAAAGGTATATCCTCCTTTTGAGTATATAAAAGCATCCGTTGTTTCGACTCTAAAGTTTTGGCTACTATCTATACGAGCTGCCGAAGTTGTGCCTGTATAAAAAGTTATTTGATTACTTGCTGCAGTTATATATGTATCCGGGTCATCTATCCATGAGTATTTGTCCTCTACATATATAGAACCATTTGCAGATGTGGATGCTTCTGTATAAAAAGCCAGCTCACCATCAGAATAAAACTTTAGTTGGTCTGAAACAGCTGTTATATATGTATCCGGGTCGTCTATCCAAGTGTAAGAACCTTCTACATATATAGAACCATTAGAAGCTGAAGTAGCCTTTGTATAAAAAGACTTATAACCGCCTGAATAAAGAGCAAGTTCGTCTGAACCATCCCATCTTATATATGTATTAGGGTCATGATTAGCTGTTATACCAACATAATTGTCAGACTCATCTGCTTCTTCTAAATATAAATAGCCCGAAGCCATAAACAGAGAACCATGAAGTCCGGCTCCTGCAGATGTCCAAGTTATGCGATAAGCACCTGATGTAGAGCTTCTTATTTCTACGTGCCCATCTTGAATTTGTATATTTGCTTGGTTTCCTAAAGAGCCTCCAGCAACAAAATCTGTACCTACAAGAGTTCCCATAGTTAACAATTGTGACCTAGACAATACATTGCTACCACTTATAGATGTCCTATAAAAAGCTGTTGCAAAACTATCGTTTAATTCTATTGGTCTAAAGGTACCATGATTATACGTACCTTTTATTGTGTCAGCAGTTCCCCCAGTTAAAGTATGGGCGATTGGGTTAGGACGAGAAACGGTAATTGTATCATTAGAACCCCCACCTTCAGTAGTACTAGTAACTTCCATAACTTCATCGTTATAAATAATATCTTGTCCTATATAATAAGGCCTAGTACCATCTTTATTGTTAACTTCAAATGTTGTCGCTGAAGCTGTCAGGTTAGCTTGAATTAATCCTGTTAAATTTTGCGTAGCATCGGTCCTTAAATCTAGTTCGCCACCGGCTGTTAAGTCAGAAAAACTTACTCTATCACGAGTATCAGTACCTTTTACATTACGTCCAACGGTAATCTTCATGAACTCTCCACCACTAGGTCTTGGGGCTGTTGCTGTTGCTAGTTTTATAATATTAGAATCGTAAAACCTAGAAACTCTTGCTTCATAGGTAGCTTCTGTCACTACTCGTAGTTCCCTGTTACCTTTTATAGCGTAAATAACGTAAGTTGTGCCCGTAGCAAAACTGGTCGCAGGTCCTGTGGTTGATGTTGCTGTAGCGCCATCAACATTCCATGTTTCTCCTCCAAAGCTAATAGTTGCAGCATTCCACGAAAAGCTGGTGGCGCTCAAAGATTTAAACTTTAGGTTAGTAAAAACTGGAGTATCTGCTAATCCAGACGACGAATTTGCTGTCCCTGATGGGATACTAATGTCTACTCCCGATGGTTTAAAACTTAATAATTCAGATGACCTTTTGTGGTCTTGGGCTCCTACTATATTATATGTTGTAAGAATAACTCCATTATCTTCAGTATAATCTACTTTAGTAACAGTAAAAATTGTGTCTACATCAACAATATCATTTTTTACTTTTATTAAATCTCCGGCTCGTACAGGCACATAAAATCTAATAACTGCTCCTGCGCTTACACCACTTCCTGTATTCCATTTAACTGTAGCTGTAGCACCCGCAACTGCGGTTATGTAGCCAAAAACACCTGATGGTGCTCCACCGCTTAGTTGATTACACACCATTCCTACAGTAAGTCCTTCAACTCTAGGGTCTGTGGAACCACTTAAATCTAGTGCTTGAGTTTGTGCTACTGAATCTACGGCTGCTATAGTGTCATCAAAATAATATCTAGGAGGTCTAAATGTCCCTACAAAGCCTCTAATAGTCGACCGGCTTTTTCTTTTTAATGCGTTATATGTTTGGCTTCTAACAATGTCACTTGATGAACCCTCTGCGTGTTCATTACTTCTTACTTTATAAGTAGCTCTTCTGAACAAACTGTGACTATTTTGTGGGCTATAAGTTAAGACAAAACTGGACCCACTAACTTCACCCAACCATGTTTTTGGGCTAGATGTTTGCCAATAAACTGATGCACTTATATCTGGGTGAGCTTTGGCTACTTTTTCGTCTATATGAGATATTAACATCCCAGCACCTGAAATATCATTATATCCACCACTACCATCAGAAGCACCTGATTTATCTACATATTGGATGCGCCCCACTCTATATGCATAAACATCTTGACTTGATGTATGTGCTGTATATATGCCATTTTTAGCCCTTTCAACTTTTAAAGTAGTTGCATTGGTTTTTTCGTAAATCTGCATTATTTCTTCAGCATTACTTCCGTTCTTTAGTCGAATATACTGCCCCACATAAAAACCTGCTGTGCTACCAACAGTCAAGGTTGTAGCCGAACTACTGATTCCAGAACTAAGGGTTGTTAATGCTACGTGTAAAAACTCTGCACTTTCGTACCCCGCGTCTGTTGAAAAATTATTTCCTGACGTAGTAGCTGAATCGCCTTTATTACCGGAGCCGTTTATAAGCATGTTATTACCCAATTCTATTTGTAAAGACTTTCGGTCTGCGGGGGGAGTGGCTTTGACGTTCCAATGAAATCCTTGTAATAAATTTCCAGCATTAGTTATATTTCCTTCTACATAAATAAATAAATCAGTTCTTTCGTCTGCGGTTATCATTTCAGACCCGTTGAATCCTATTACTTCACTGTACGTAACGTCTAGGCCAGAAATTACGTCATCTCCGTTTTCTTTAGAGAAATCCCAAGATGTCATAGGCACCATTCTACCTGTCTCTGTAAATTTACCTGCGTCTGTTCTAGCTAAGTCAGGGTGATAAAGATTTAAACCTTGGTCAAAAGTTCCTGTACTCGGTGTGGTATTTGTTGTGGCTCCCGTGGTAAAAGTTGGAGCTGAATAATTTCTCCCACCAGTAGGTCTGTATCCTTTAGGGAAGTAATTAAAGAAAGCTTGAGGGGTTTCATCTGATGCAGCGGCATCTTGGAAGTTTGGGTCTACATAATAAGTGTACCCAGTAACTAGTGGTGCTGATGTACTCCACGCAGTATGTATATCAGTAACAGCTAGATTTTGTACATTAGACAATAAAGATGTGTTTTCATCTCCTGTGTTGTACACCACGTCATTTGGTTTTGTTGTTCCCGTTAAAGCTTTTGGTATAAATGGGCGATATAATACTGTAGAATCTTTAAATCTATTTTCTGCTGTAGAATCACTGGTACTACTTGGAGTATCAATGTTTATAGTATTTAAATTTATAATACTTTTTATTATTCCACTGTTAGAATTAGGTTCTTCGTTTATAACACGAACTACGGAACCCGCAGAATGTGCTTCATTATCAGTACTCCTTGTAGCTACGGTTAGTGTTTTAGTTGTTCTATTAACAGCAGTAACTGTCATGTTTTCATTTTCTATTTGTATAGTTGTTCCAATTTGGATACCTTCAGTTTCTTCAACTATTACAGAGGTTACACTATCATTTATAGCTGTAGTTAACTCAGTCGGTGGAACACCATAATATCCGGCTTTATCAGTGGCAGAAGTAGTGTCATAAGCCCTATAAAAATCTTCGTGTGAACCACTAACTAATAAATTTTTAGCTGCGGCTCCTGACGTGTCTTCAAGTTCTTTTAGCATGTCGTAACATACCAAAGTTAATGAACCCCTTTGGGCGTTAATATTATCTTGAATGTCATACACTAATCCATAAAAATAAACTTGGTCTGACTGCCCATCTTTTACCCTTATTTTTGAGTAAATTGGAACTTTATCCGTCCATGGCCCCTGACTCCCAGCACTGCCCGGACTGCCTGCCATAGGTTTAGCGGCTTGGTTTTTAATTCTTATGGTAGCCTTCATTGGAGTATATAAAGTATCAACCATTCTGAAGTTTACACAGGCGCTTGGATGAGTTGTATCTGTATCACCAGAACCCGCATTGTAATAATCGTAAGAACTACCTGTCCATGGAGCCTCTCTTAAATCAACCCACCCTCCAGCTGATGAGTCGTAATAAGCAACTATAACTCTTCTTGTTTTTGATGTCATACTTGCCTCTCTTTATGGAAATGCTATTTTGTCGGTAGTAGCTGCCGCTCTATAAGTAGAACCTGTTCTAAATTTAGCAACAAATTGAATACTAAATTGATACCGGTCTTCCATACCCGGCGCTAATGAAAATTGAAATTGTTGGACTGCTACTGAATAAATCCCGCCTCCAGTAGATTGATTAGAACTGCTTAGTGCTTTAGAATATAAGGCATCCCCTACTTCAATTTGTAAATCCACAGCTGCGTCAGTAGTTAAGGTTATTAGTTTTTCTTCTAAATAGTTTTTATAAGGTATGTAGTATACTTTACTATTAGTGCCGCCACTTCCGTTTGGGCCTGTAATAGTTTCACTAGCCATTCCCCAAAAATTAGATGTTGTGTTAGAGACATTTCCACCTATTGTATCTACAACTCCTGAAATGGTTATACTAGGTCGTGTAGCTCCTAAATCAAAAATTTCTGGTTCAGAGTAAGGAATAGCAATATGTATAGGGGTTCTCGAATAAGATATAGAAAATTGGTCAACTTTTAACAAAAGTCTCCAATTAGCATCATTGTGCGTGTTATCTCTTAAAAAAACGTTTAAATTAGCATCCATTTTTTATCCTTTATCTAATCCTAAATGAGTCCATTGACTGAAACAAACCGCCTACACTTGAAAAAAATGATTCTTCATTCCTTCGGTTCTCCATTGTCGCATCAAAATTATTTTGTGTCCCTACTCCCATCATATTTTCTGCCCCGGCGGTTCCAGCCACAGCTGCTGCTACCCCTGCCCCGTATAGTAAAGATGTTCCTCCGGTAAACGGAGCTAGTGCTGCGCCAACTCCTAAAGCTCCTATAGCTAATCCAGCTCTGTTAAAAAGGATTGCCCCTAAGATTTTTCCCCAAGGAATAACACTTACAGCTTTAACAATAACACCTACTAGGAAATTCATTGTATCCCCTTCATTAGATAGCCATGACCTCTCCAACCACGCTGCTGCTTGTTCAGCTTTTTCTTGCACAATAGGTATCCACGTAACCATACGTCTAATTATTCTAACAAAAAGAGGCATAAATGGAGCTAGCATAACATCAACTAATGCTCCTAAAATTTGAAATATAGTACCTAACGTACCCGTAAATATCTGAGATTGTTTCATTATAGAAGCAATACTAAACTGAATACCGAAGGTACCTAACAGACCTTTAGAGATTCTACCTAAAAACCCAATAGTCTTAATAGGTCCTTGTATTATAGCTTTTTGTAAGGAACGTTTTTTACCCTCTTCGTCAGCTCCTTCAGCGCCCATTTTTTTTTCCACTTTCATTTTACCGCCTTCATAAATTAATCCGGCTGTAGCGAATGTGGACATTATAACGTCGGCTATAACTTCTCGACCTCGACCCATTACCATCTTCTAATATCCCCCTATGTTAATCTTGATTTACTCATTTGTCTTAATTCTTCTTCATGTTGTTTATCTTGTATAACTGATTCAAAAGCTAAAATTATATAAATTTCCGTTTCAGTTAAACTGTGTATTGCGTCCCAAGAAATACCTATTTTTAATAATTTTAAGATTGTAGCCCAGTGACTGAAAACCAATCTTTCGTCTGGGTTTACTTTATTCCAATCTAAAAAAAATAAATTTATCCTTTTTTTATTTCGTCGGGCGAGACACCTCCTTCATCTGCTCCAAAAGCTGTTGGAACTAATGATTCTAATGCTTTTCCTAATCTTTCATCAATTGATAGCAAAAATGTTTCTGTTGTAGCTCCCCATGGCGCTTCAACTATCATTTGTTTTAAACATTCTCTAATGTATAAATCACCATCAAATGACTGTTCTCCCTTACTTCCTACCTGTAAACATTTAGAAACTAGTTGATTTCTTTTTACCCATGACAGTTGTTTAACTGTAACTTCAAAAGAATCTCCTGTCTCCTCAATATTTAAAGTATGTGTTTGTAATTCGGACTTTACTTGATATTTTGAATAATCAAACGTATCACTATTCTTTGCCATATAATTCTCCTTTTTTATTTTTTATGGGTATACTCCCACACTATCTTCTATTACTATTCTAAGCGACCTGAACGTCATGTCAAGATTTACCTCTAAAGCACTTTCACCTCCTATACCGTGATTAGCGCTTAATATAAATAATCCTTGACTGTTTAGTTGATTAGTTGGTGCTGTTGGTGTTCCTGCGGTACTAGAAGTTGGTATATCTATTATTATAAAGTCATTTGTACCTCGTTCAAATTTTAAACTCGCAGCAAAACCTATTTTATTAGCATTGTCACCACCAAAATCTCCTTCTAATAGAAGTTGTTTGAAAAATTCAAGACCTCCTGTTTCAGCTGTTGAACTTGCTGCTACAGAGTCCGGTAATACAATAGTAGCTGACATTGAGTACTCTCTAGCACCCTCTCTAATTTCATAGGGGCCTCTAGCTCTTTTTCCTTGTTGACTAATATAATATCTTGGTTCTTCTCCATTTGATACAGATATAGCAAAACTTCTAATTTTTGCTACTTCTACTCCAGCATTTGCTACTGAGTTGCCTGCGTGGTGTAACATTTTTATAGTGCCTTGTGAAAAATAATATGGCGCTGTACTTGGGTATCCAGTACCATCATTAGCGCTACTACCATTGTGATAAGGCTCACCTACATCGGTTTGAGTGATTGATTGCATCAAAGAAAATCTTGGCATACTTGCTGTTGGGTTAGCTCCATAGTATAAGTCCCCTGCTTGTGGAGCATTTGAACCACCTGTTCCTTGTTGCACAGAACTGTTTTGATTGTGTACCATGTTCATGAAGTTTACACTATCCCATGACATAGATAACATACCACCTTCTTC